GGAAGGTTTACTTGTTTCCAGTTTCCTTGACAAGGTGATTGGCATATCCATACACTGCCTGAACCAATTCCCCAAAGAAATCCTTTTGAAGATTCGGATACTTTATCTAATCCTCCTGGCATGGCATTCCATTCAGTTCCCTTAGAAATGCCAGACGTTATTGTATTATTTAGTTGGTCTGTCAATGTATCGTATTCCATTATTATTAATCATCAAAAGATTTATAGCTGGCGATACCTAACACTACCGTTATCTATTGGGTACGCAAAAAATTCTACACTTGCTAGAGTTCCATAGGTTGTATATCTAGCATACTCTACCTCATCACTGCTCTTATTGCCCGTAAAGATAAAAATTTCTGTTACAGGACCATCAAATCTAAAACCAGTACTAGCAGTTAATGTTATTTCAATTGGCCGCTCAAGAGAATAGTCATTCGGAAACGATCCATCATTGTTCGAGGCGTAGTCTCCAGCCGTAAGAAAATATGCCACACGATCTGTAGCTGGTACTACTGGAGAAACATAATTACCGAGTTCAATATTATCACCATTCGTAGTTGCAGTGAAAGTTACAAGGAAGTCCACCCCACCAGAATTCCCTCCATTTCTATTTCCTACTATCAGGCCCCTTTCAAACAACACTGTAAGAACTCCATTATCAAAACCACGAGTTTTCTTGTCGCGATTAAATATGGGATTATTCGCTGATGCGTTATTCGTATATGCGGTCGTCAGCACCTGATTTCTCTTGCGCTTAAGAAACATAGAATAATCCATAGATGTCCCAAACTTTCCATTAGAGTTGACGTTAGGCATTTTAATTATAAGACGATAAAATAATGGATATCACCAAATACCAAAAAGCAAGAGAAGCCGAACTAAAGGCATTTCGTCAAGAATATGACGATCTAAAAAGGCAATATAATCAACTATTAACTCAGGCAGTGTATGAGACAGATCCAACCAAACAAGCAGAGTTAGTGAAACAAATTCTGACAACAAATTCAGAATTAGCCAAACATGTGCGGGAGTTTATACAAGGTTCAAGGGATAAGTTCGACCCTAAAATGATATCTGAATTAACAGCAGATATCGTTCGGTATCAACAAGATTATGAGGCAATACAACGTTCATCTGACAAATCTAAGGCATTGAATGAAATCCTAAATAAGGAGAAGATAGAACTCCAAAGCGTTCACGAGCAATTTAATTGGTGGATAGGATTATTGCTTGGAGGAATAGTTATTATTCTTTTATTGATTTTCAGAACATCTTTAAAACAAGCGTCAAAGGCACTACAATCCCTAATGCCCAGTACTTCCACGATTGAGATGGGAGAGTTGTCTGGGGTGTAGAGGATTGGTGAAGCAACTTATAAGACCTTTCCTTTATGGGCTTAAGAGGTTCTTGTGGCTCAGTAGGAGGAGGAGCCTTATCAAGAATAGAGTCCATAGTCTTCTGAGCAGTTTCATATGCTGATTTGTATTGGGGTTCTTGCGTTAAAAAATATTGAACATAATTGGATTTGAATTGATTTTTAGCAGAGTCAAAGGTTCCTTCCATTTATGTTTAAGTTTGAAGAACATTTGCTACACAATATCTATGATACGTACAATTTCCTGCGGACTCAGAAAATCTCTGAACTTCTACTACATCCCCTGACCGAGCCCCAATCCACTTTGCTGCTGGATCTTCAGAGTCAATCCATGGGAGTTGCTTTTTGGGGTCAGTGATGTTAAACTTCTTCTCGAGGGCAGCCAACTCCTCCTTAGATATGATACGATGAGGAGGAAACTTGCGATGAGTCGTAATATCAAATTGAAGGCGACGAATCTCAAATACTTGGAATAAAGGCTTCTTTGTGTCGTTGTTGTAAGTCCGAATAAAGTCTAGAACGTTCTCAGATGGAGGAGATAGCGTCACAACAATTGCTCCATGATTATAGTTATTCTCTTCAGCAAATGTGATATATGTTTGGAGGATGTTTTCAGTGACACGTCCTTTCTCACTAAAGATTATCAGAACGCCACCAATATTAAACATTCTTGTTTCATCAACGGGTGATCCAAGAGTGTCTACATTGTCTACTTTAATATCGCGACCAACAAGCATTCGTTTGATTGTCTCGATTGCTCTATCTTCCATTTCTTACCCTTGTTGTTATAGATGAAAACTCTTTCCGTTTTAAAAGTATAAATGGATATGAAAAAGTATACCAAGTTCGTATATCTCGGAGCAGCTTTAGTTTTAGTTCTTATGGCGGTTGGATACTTTGGCAGGGAGGGATATCAGCCGGAGTTTCTTGAACAATCAAATGTTCAGCGCACTCAAGCAAAGGCTAAATCTTCTTATGACCAATCTACTAATGCTGTTCGACCTGATGGAAGATTTGAAGCTCCTCCTATTCAAGGAGTGAAGTCACCCTTTCGAGTGAATATGTTTGATTCTTATATACCTTAACCCAAGGCAAACTTCATATTCTGTTCGATGCGAGCACGCTGCTCATCAGGGAATAGATTCTCAGATAGAAGTTTTGCTCCGGCCTGCTTAGCAATGTCTTTGCGTCCTGTATGAAACGCAATAATGGATAACTCATCCCACATACGCCACGCATAAATATCGCTCTCAACAAAAAGAACATTCTCTTTAGGTTTAGGAATAGTGGTAGCATACATAATCATTGCCAAAAGTTCAGGACTAAACATACTTTTTGCCCGACACTCTGAGGCATAGTGAACAAGTGATTCATTTCTTAGAGGATTGAATTCGTGTGCCTTCCATGCCCACTCTTTATCATGCGTAAGTTTAGCAATGTTCATGGCACTCACACATTGCTCTTCTCTCCACTTGCCCATCTCTACACGCTTCTTATACCACTTAACTGCCTCGGGAACATTTCCACCATCACGATAGGACTGTGCCAAATAGAATACATATCGGTCATTGTCAGGTTCCTTCTCAAGTTCCTTTAGAATGGTTTCAGCATCCCTCAGATACTTGTTTCCATCTTGTAAAGACCGATTACCCAGCGTTCTTCCAACCATAAAGATTTCATTGGGAAGTCTAACCATCTTATTGTTTGGCTTGTCATTTGTAGGATATTCGTGTAGGACACCAACATAACGCCAATTATCCCCTGCTTTGAATATCTGTGTGCGCTCATACAGAATATTTCCACGTTTGATAGGAACAATCACAGCATTGGGTTGATGTTCCTGTAGAACTTGCTTTAGAAATTCTTTTCCATTGGGTGGAAATCCCATCAGGTCATCAGCATCAATCATCAGAATATAATCCATCTTGCCATCACACAACTTCAAAGCTTCAGAGCGAGATGCTCCAAACCCTTTCCAGTCTCCACGAATTACTTCTCCTTGGATTCCAGCCTTCTGATAAAACTCTTCAACGATTTGGATAGTATTATCTGTAGAACCCGTATCCAAAATACAAAAAGTATCAATCAAAGCAAGAGTAGAATTCAATACCTCGTGAATAATATGACTTTCATTCTTTACAATCATACAGATACCAACCTTCAAACCTTTTGGCTTCCCAAAGCGTTCCGTTAGAGTAGCAATCAGATTATCCGTAACTGTAATACCATCTGGAACAGCATCAGAACAAGGCACACTAATAATTGGCATTCCAGCAAATCGCCAACGCTCACAACGCACTGACTCATAAATAGTATATTCCGTATCAGCATGAATATTTAGCAAAACAGAGCATTGGCCTACACGCTTATCGCGGGGCTCATCAAACTCATTAATAAAGTCAACCGTATATCCAGCACCCCGAATCTCTTGGATAATTTTCATTCGATAAGGAGTCGCAGTTCCAATGATAGCAATATTGAATTTCTTATCAGGAACAATACAACTTTTTAGAAACTCGGTCTCACTTGCTACTTCATTATAAGGCAAATGATCTCCTTTATCAGTGATGTTTGCTTTCGAGTAATCGAACAGTTCTACATCATCGCGCAAGTATGTTTTGTATTCGGCAAGTTTAGATGGAATACATAGTTGTTCTGTATTCAGAAATCCAATCTTACATTCCGCCGGAAGAAGGTCAAATGGCACACGTCTCACGCAAAGGTAAAAATTATTCTCAGTAAACTTGGGCGTATTTGAATCATACAAGACAACTTCATCTGATCCAGAAAAGGAGTTCACATATTCCTTAAAATATTTGAACTCAGATTTAGTTGCTAGAATAATTCGCTTCATTTATCTTTTATTAGTTTAAACTACTAAAATAGGTTTCTCTTTGACGAGTGGAATGGTCCCTGCTTGGCGGTGTGCTAGAATCTCATCCCATGTAGCCTTCATCTCTGGAAAATGTTTAGGCATCCATTCGGGATCCTTTAAGGTAAGTTTTTGCCTCTTCTGAATAAGAACCCAATATAATATCTGCCACTCCATTGGGTCACCCAAAGTGTTCATCTGCCATTCATGAATACTTGAAGCATCTGTAATATGTTTATATTTCACATTTCCAGAATTGTCAACAGCAAAGCAAGACTTGAATTCACCTTGTGTTTGTTCCCACTCGCTATAGTTCATTGTCTTAAACTGCATCTCAACATAATCACATTCCTGTAATCCTGTACATTCTATCTGAAGTTGCATTTGATGATAATAAGCATCAGGAATAGGCGTCTCAGAATTAAAAGGACGCGAAATAGGACACTTTAGTTCAATCAATCGTCCATTGCGTTCATCATTTGTCAAAATCAATCCATCAGGTGAAGCCCCAATAAATGGATGCTCACGATGCTGGACACAAGATAAATCAACCAACTTCACTCCTTCCGTAAAGCAATAAATTTCTTTAGCGATTGGCTCAAATCTTGTTCCCCAAATCAGAGCACCAACACCAGGTCCATCTTGCTTTTTAGGAGGAACCAATTTTGACATAATCAATTCACGCCGAGCAGAGGCTGTAGCATCGCCAAAACATTTCCAGATTTCAGATGCGGTCAACATCTCTCCACGCTTCGTAAACCATGCTTGAGTTCGTTGATCATCAATTCCATAATTATCAAGAAGGTAATCTATCTTAGCGTCCATGTTATTGTATAGGTAACGTTAGAACTGCTAAAACCCGTTTTCAAGCAAGAGACACAAACTAACAAAGATGGAACAAATTCAGAGTCAAGAACAATGGGTATTACATCGTCTAGAAAGGTTTTATTCAAACCCTCAGAATCTGACGAAGGTAGAAGAGATTCTAAACGGAACCTCTACCCTTTCTTTAAGAATCATCGATTGGTTCGTGACCAATTACGCAAAGAAGTTCAATGTAGCATTCACGACCAGCAGGAACACATACGTGATAGTATACCTCTCATACAAGAGCCATCTCAAGGCTTACAGCAAGAAGATGTTCGACCCTTTCTGCCGATGCAAGCGAATCAAATTCAAGGGCTTGGACACTACAGTGGGCCAACTAAACTTCTTCGAGTGGGTTCTCTCAGATGAGATTATCCAATATCTCGAAGCAAACCGTGATGCTGTTCATGCTGATATGGAAGCTCGTCTCCAAGAACTCAAAGATAATACTGAAAAAGATACTCGACGCAAACGTCATGAACTTTCTAACTCTGCTACAAACTCCCTTTCACGCCATGACGTCACTGTGAAAGTTTCGTTTGATTAGTAATAATGGAGAAGCAAAGTACAATTCCCCTACCCATAGCAGAAGAAGATGATATGTGTCCAAAAGTCGCTATGTATGTTCTTAGAAAAAAGTATCCAAATCTTCCAGATACAAGATCAAACTGTCCTTTAGGGCAATTTATATTGTTTGTTAATTATGGTTTGAGACAGTATAATTTAGGTCTCAAGATTTATGAAAAACCGCTTGACATGGCAACTGCCAAATTAAAGCTGGTAACAAAAAAGTATGATGGAGTTTTGCTTCTACGAGATAAAACTAAGCCGGAAGTATTTCACTTTATAGCATTTATTGTTCAAAATAATGAAGTGCTTTTCTACGATGCAGATGAGGGTAGACTGATTACGTATAGATTAAAACAAGGAGCAACTCCATATGATTTTGAGGCAAGTTTCTCTGCCTTCTTCCCAGAATATAACATTGTTCAAATAGACTTAATAGAACCAAGTCGAATGCAAGGGGGCAAACGGATAACAGATCCTGAAGCCTATAAGAAGAAGGCGTTAGATACTCTCAAAGAGCACAATATAACACCTATGATGGTTTATACAGCACTTCTTACTAAAAAGATATATAAAGGGCAGAAGGTTGTTTCGAAGATGTTTAATTTTAAAACGTGGGGGCACATTACTAATGATCATGTTTTTGAAGTAAAAAGCAAGGATGGTCAACTATTTCGGTATAAAATTGGATATCGAAGAAAGAATCAGAATTATCACTCCCTCCTAGCAAAAGCTCCTGGTTCTTTTTATACACAAATCTTTACTCATCGTGCACATGGGTATGACTCTGATCGAGCATTTGAAGAAGGCTTTCAAATGCAGGAAAAAAGACAACTTACTCGTAAACTGAAATTGAAACCAAGATACCGGAAGACTCGTAAGAACTAGATATAATCAAATCCAGAAATAAACCAAAGATGTATTCAATCTTGAGACCATCTTTGCTTTATACTGACATCTCACCCGACATAGCCGAACACGATGAAGACCATGACGCATCTGAATGGTCTTATTCTGATCGCACTGTGTTTCGCGGAGCCTTAGATTCCTCATACAAAAATGATGGATTAGATATCTATTGGTTATATGATGACGATTCAAACCGCATTGGCTTAGCCGAGCATGAATCAGATGACCATTCTGTATTCAAGACGTTGTGGTTCAGAGATTCGCCATTTGGTACTCTGTTTCAAGAAGATTGGAAAGCAGGGGAATCTATCTTTACTCTCCTAAGTCCTGAAGCTTACCAAGATTGTTTGGATTCGAATATATTGCTTAAGGGACATAATCGAATCGTATTGCCTCGGTATATCACAGAAGGATTTCCTACGGTATACGAATGCGCTTGTGGAAAATCTTTTTCACCGATGTGTTCAGCAGTGAAAAAGACGGTAGAAATTACCAATCCTATTTTTATTGATGAATCTTTTATTATGTATCAGCCTCCAGTGGATTCTGTTGTATGGTCTAAGCTCCTACTGCGCGGCGCTTCTTCGGAGCAGCCGGAGGAGCAGTCTCAGGCGCAGGCGCCTCAGTTACGGGAACCTCTACCTGAGCAGGAGTTGAGTCTACAGCCCCAGTTACGGAATCAGAATCAGTAGGCTCCTGCTCGGCAGGAGTCTCGTCAGCTACTGCCTCAAAGATAGTAGAAGCCGTAGGACGCGTCTGAGGGAACACCTGAGCGTGAGTTACACGCCAAGTTACACCAAAGGACTGACCGATGATATAGATTGAACCACCCACAACGAGATTCGCTGCCACGTTCTTAGGGAACACGGAACGCAGAGAATCAACCGTCAGGAATACAGGCTTGGTCGCAGAGTCAACTACATCCATAGATACCTTGCCGTCGTACACAGGCAGCTTCAGACGGAACGAAGGAGGATACTTGCCGTTAGGCACATACTCATCTCCATTCTTGTCGGAAGACACACTCAGAATACTGCGGTCATTGAAGCTATCACGGATAGACTCCTCGCCACGCTTCTTGCCAAACCACTTAGAACTGTTCTCAGTGGCGGTCATAATCAACTTCTCCTGAAGGTCCAGAAGGAAGTTGTATAGCTTTGACATGTCATCATCACCAGCGGAACGTGCCTTGGCATACGGATCGCATCCCTTTAGAGATCCAATCAGTGAGTATGATACGTTTCCACTCTTCTCGTCCTCACGCTGTAGTAGGCCTCCGGGGAAGCCCATGCGAGGAAGACGCAGAGAGAAATTCTGGCCGCCGTATAGCATTCGCACTCCTAGACCGCCCTGCTTGTTACGCTTGGCTTCAGGGAAGGAGATGTTCTCAATGTTGGCATTGGTTACGTTTACAATTGCGCTAGTAGACATGGTAGCTGATATGTTTACTAGATAATGGCTGAGAATGTGTAAATCCGTTTTCATCAAATAACCTAATTAGATAACAATATGCTCTGTAATTCTTGTAGAAACAAGACGTCTAATGAGAGGTGTCCATCACTCGCATTAAAAAATCTTCAATTTTGTGGAAAGCATGCTAAAGCAAAAAGACCTCGATTATGGTCAGTTGTGAACTCAGCCGATAGACATGCTATTATGATTCAAAAAATATGGCGTGGATGGATTGTAAGATATATGCTTAAACTAGCCGGAGCTGGTGTCCTAAAGCGATCTATCTGTGTCAATGAAGAAGACGTTGTTAGTTTTGAATCTAATGTCCACCCATTTGATTTCTTCTCCTTCAAAGAAGATAATTTTATATATTGGTTTGATGCGAAAACATTATATCAGATAGCAATCAGCAACGCAAAACCTTTGAATCCTTACACCCGCAAAGAACTCTGCTTAGAAACCCGCAAACGTCTCAAAGAATTCACAACCCATCGCAAGTTTCATAATCGCGAAATGTTTCATGAACCAAAATACTTGGCAGACAGAGATAAGCTTCTGTTTATGTATTGGATAAGCATCTGTCAGAGTTTGGAAGAAAACCTTTTTATAGAACTTAACCCATCAATGTTTCTTTTGCTTAACCAAGCACAATTGTGGACATTTGTAGGTGTATTGAGACATGATTTATTGCTTTGGGCAAAAGAACATAAGGCTGTCCAATCGCAAAGAAATCTGTATTATATGTGGATTCATAACTGCTGGAAGTATCAAACATATACGCTTGATCCAATGCCAGTAATTCTAACAAATGTTGGAAAGACAATTTTGAAGATTTTAGATAACTCCAAGCATAATTATGAGGTCTGTTTCAAAATTTTGACTGCCTTACATAGTTTGTGATTTAAACAGGTCAGGATATGATAGAGTATACCCGCGTTAGAAATGCCTGCTTCTGTTTCCCAGAATAAGTCAAACAATATGGCCAAGAAGTCCGAGACTGCTCCTGCGACCCCTGTAACTCCCGCCCCTGCTGCCGGCAAGAAGGCGAAGGCCGCCCCTGCCAAGACTGAGGTGGTGGTGCCTGTAACTACGCCTGCCGTGGCTGCTGGTGTGGTAGCTGTGCCCACCGAGACTCGCTCCGCCGATGCGATCCTAACCGCTGCCCTTGAGAGTGTGCGCACTCACGCGAAGGCGGCTGCCGAGGCCTCTCGTGCTCTAGTACATGAGCTACAGGAGGCGCAGAAGGCCCTCAAGCGTGAGGCCCGTGACTCCAAGCGCCGCCGCAAGGTAGACCCCGCGACTCTATCCCCCGAGGCGCGCGCTGCTTGGGAGGCTCGCCGCGCCAACAATGCCTTCCTAAAGGTGCGCCCCCTAACGGATGAGCTGTGCACGTTCATGGGCCTGCCGTCCAAGAGCCTGAAGAGCCAGACGGATGTGACGAAGTTCATCTCCGGCTACGTGAAGAGCCACAACTGCTTTGACCCTAACTTCAAGCGTCGCATTCTGCCCGACGCGAAGCTAGCCAAGCTCCTGCGTGTGAAGGACAAGGATGAGGTAACTTACCTGAACCTCCAGACTTACCTGAAGGTGCACTTCCTGAAGCCTACCGCGTAAAGAGCTTTAAGCATAAAAATATACAACCATATCACCCCCAAATATTAGATCCCAAATGGGAATTAATATTTGTTTTCACAAAAACGGATTTGTCAAACTTTAATGATTGTATGTCAAAAGATGCCCCGTCTTTGCCGTGACTTTAACTCAGACAATGGCTGCCAGAACGGTGAGTGCTCGTATGAGCATGAACCATACTGCACCAACAAACGCTGTGTAAAAGCCAACGCGGAAACTACCCATACCCTCGAGAAATGCGGCCAGAAAGGCGGCGGATCTCACGCAGAGTATATTGCTTCCAAAGCAGCAAAGGCGCCTGTGGCACCCCCACCCGTACCTCAAGCACAAGTCAGCAATGAAATCATTGCTGCCGATGCCTACCAGCGCGGACAACAAAACACATGTGGCGAGCTTCTGTTCGCTCTTGTCTCACGCTCATACCCCGACCGTGCTGGCAAAATCACCGGAATGTTTCTGGCAGCGTTAAACCTTGCCGAACTCCGCGACCTGATTTTGAAGCCCGAGTTGCTGGTTGAGCACGTGATCCGTGCCATTGAAGTCCTTGAGGTTTCAAAGAAAGAGGTGTCTGAAACTAAGTAGATTCAGATGCCATTTTTCCATTAAAAATGGATTCAAAAATTATACAAATTAGAGTTAGTAACCTGCTTCGAACTAGTGCCAACCGTGCCTATGCCGAAGACCCGCCGTTTCTACAATCCCCCTCCCAAGGACTTTGTCGGAACGCTTTGCTCAAGCTGCGCATACTCTGCCAGCCAGCCCCACCCCGAGGAGAAGTGCATTGCATCAATGCCCGCCAAGATTGCCAACGCCCGCAAGAGATTCGGCGAGATTGTCTCCAATAACTGCTGTGAAAACGCTGCGATTGCTTCCTACATTAGGTCTTTGGACCTGACGCCGGATGACGTCGCAAAGAAGGTCATTGCAGTCTACTCGCCATATGACTGTGGCGAGAAGGGGCTGGATGGCAAGCGCGACTACACCGTGCTTACCCTCGCCCAGCTTGAGAAGCTTTCCAGCAACACCGTCGACTCCAACGCCGAAGTTGTTTGCTACATTGAGACCACGCTTGGTTTCAAGACCGACGCTGCGCCCCCCGCAGCCAAGACCATTGCCCCCGCATTCATTTCCGACACCTCGGAGAGCGAAGAGCCTGCCATGCCCGCGTACACCGAGTACGCGCTCTACCTTTGGCAGAACCAGTACGCGAGTTACATCAATGAGGCCCAGTCCAGATGGAACAGCCTCGACCCGATGTGGAAACTCGCCTGCATCGCCCTTGCGTCAACCATGCTGGTCTCGTAAAATCGGAAACCCCGGCTCTTTTCAGAGCCATTTTTAACTAAAACGGATTTTATATGCTGATTATACCTATACTAACATAACCATGCCAAAACGTTGTCGCGACGTAGTATCCCGCACTGATGATGGCGGAATACAAATTACCATCGCTGGTAAAGACATTAAGTTCCCAAACATTCATGACTGGGGTGTCTACGCCGAGACCTGTAAATTCAACCCCGAAGATATTATTGGATGGGTTATAATTACATCAAGTTATGGTGAGCAGCATTTTAAGTGTAGTTTAGACGAACTTAAAGTGATTGAACAAGAACTAAGGACGTTTGAATAAACACCTCGTTTTTCAACAAAAACGGATTTATAAATTATATAAAATGAACTCTTATCCCCGCGCCGAAATGTCCGATTCTACTGTTTCCGCTATTCGCGCGCTCTCCGAGTTTACGACTCCCAACAAGCCCCCCAAGGTCAACCCACGCATTCTGTGGGCACCCGAACGCCCGGGCAATCCCGTAGCACGCCAACTCTTTGCGCCTGAACCCCCGGTATTTGCTAATATGGTTCCTCACAACCAGAACAACGGCCACGGTCACCGCAATAAGTAGGCTTCTATGCCTACTTTTTAAATTGAAAACGGAATCAAAAAATACAGAGATTGTCTTTGTAAGATCGCCAAACATGAAACCCATTAACACGAATGTCGCAGCTTTGCTACTCTTGGTCTGCCTTTGGAGTGTTTGGGCGATTCTGCATATAGTGCTCAGGCAACCTGTCAACCCCCCTGCAGACCCTTCTTTTCTGAACGTGGTCGGCTTGATTGACGTGTGTGCCTTGGTTATGGCCTTGTCTTGGAATTCCAATCCTTACGAGACCGAACACCACATGAGGCACATGATGCGAGAGTTCCCATTATTTGGGGGCATCTTTGAGTTCCTATTCATTGACACTGGCCTGCTTTACGCCATGTGTATTGCGATACTCTTATCGACACCTGTCTATTTGTTGGTATTCGCATAGTGCCTTAATTGGCACATTTTTGTACTTCAGAATATTGATTTCAATACTCTGAGGTACACGGAGTGGGGTTCGAACCCACGCGGATTTCTCCATTGGTTCTTAAGACCAACGCCATAACCACTCGGCCATCCGTGTTGCTTTCTGATTTGTTTCCTGTTCTTAAAGCCTCCAATGGGAATCGGACCCACGACCTACAGCTTACAAAGCTGGTGCTCTACCACTGAGCTATGAAGGCAAGTAGTTCTTAAGGGCGAACCAACCCTTACAGTCGATATGGGACTCGAACCCACAACCTTTCGGGTAGAAACCGAATGCACTATCCATTGTGCTAACCGACTAGATGGCCCTTTTGAAGGGTATTGCCAAACCCAATACGGTTCCTCTGGGTTACGATCCCAGTACCTCCCGGTTAACAGCCGAGCGCTCTACCGATTGAGCTAAGGAACCAAGTAGTCCGTGCGGGGATTGAACCCGCGACTCTCCGTTAATAAGACGGATGCTCTACCACTGAACTAACGGACTTACGAAGGCCGCCGCCTTATCATCCATAAGCATAATATATTTAAACCGGTTCCCCACGCAACTCTTTCACTTCTGTATCTGTATATATAATTTCATTAGGTAACTGCAAATACAAGACTGTGCTAAAAAATGGTGTTGTCCGACCATCTAACACAACTGAACGAATCTTTGAATTATCCAATAAAACCCCAAGAAGTTTGTTAAATAGTTTTTGCTTTGATATGCTGTTTCGTACTTGAATACGACATGTTTTACCATCCCACGCACACATATGAGCATTTGGACAATCTTTTTCCTTAAACTGCCCACAAGGCTTTCTGATTTTTGATAAGAACTCTATAGGTGTATCTAATGAAACAAAATGCGTTACTTCGTCAAACCATTTCTTCAATTCAGGTTCAAGTTCTGAAGTCTTGGGTGGCTGTTCCGAAATGGCTGACACCAAATCTGGATTTGTTCTGTTCTTAATATCCAATGTTAACTGATACAAAAGGAATTCATATACTTCTGACTCATATGTTATCTTTTTATATGTTGATAAATCCTGCTTGTTTGGTCCTTCTAAAGCAAGGGAAGATTCCGATTGTTGGATTATAGTATGTGTTACTTCTGATGCTTCTCCACGACCTTCTTTAGGCTTCACAGGTATACGTAATCCACTACGAGTCAGAATTTCAACAATATAACCTTTTCCATCATACATATCTTCTGCCCACGCATATCCTGGAGTTTCACTTTGGACTTTCTTTAAGGCATCTCGCATATCCTCGTAGGATGGTAATTCCAATTCTGAAGAATAACCTGAAATAAGAGGAGGCTTGCTGCTCAGTGGAGGAAATGCTGTATTCTGAAAAGGTAAAAGCAACTTATTAGGAACATATATTGCTTGAGCCCTTCGGAATGGGTCTAATATGAGTGAAACGGGTTCATTATTCAATTCGTCGGCAGCATAAAAAGCATCTTGAATATTTGGGATTTCTGTCACACATGCCAAGTCACGCTTTTTAGTTAACTCCAAATAAGTCTTGTTTTCAAGTATTGGTTCATCTTTGCGAATAAACGGTATTTCAAATATGTTTGCTCTGAAAATAAACTTCTTTTGCTGCCGTGTTACATGACACAAACAATCGACTTCATTGCCGCGCTGAAGTATAATAATGCCTCGTGTTCTGCTTTTGATCTGAGTAGTAAAAAATGTACAGCCTATCGTCATGTCATTTAAGTTAATTCGATAGAAATCTGTTTTTAGCATAATAGCCGTATATTCAAGCTCCTGAAGGATTGTTAGTTTCCCAGCAGTAAACGCATCATCTATGCCTGAAATTACCTTAGACATATGCTTTCTTGCTTTGGAGTCTTCCGAGAATGGTTTCATATCAAGTTCCTTCTCAATCTCTTCCGAATGCGTATCCGACAACTCAGTCCATAATGCCACAAACGAACAACGCAATAATTTCTTAATAGCAAGTCGGGGTGATTCTATTGTTGAACTCAAATTCAGAAACGCAGGCAAGCCTTCAGATGGTCTTCCTAAGCCAACTCTAAAATAACCAGACATTCCTGCTTGTATACGATTACCAGCATCTATAACCAACTTGTAGAATTCTTGTATATGTAACATGTTGAGTAACTCCGAAGGAACATATGCTAGACGATTATATTGTAAAGTTTTTGTTTCACCCAAAATGTAATATTTATCCTCTTTTATGTCTACATCCAACTTTTGCTTTCGAACAGACTTGAAGCAAATTGGTAATGATGGGTTATTCTCCTTATAGCCTGGGTAGTTGTTCCCTATAGTTCTTTGTATGACAGGGAACTCTTCAATTCCAGATTTGTTGTCACCTTGTTTTCGAATCTTACCATTACATACAGGACATACCTTTACCCCATCAATTTCCTCAAGCTGTGATTCATGTAAGGGTATCTTGTCTAGCATACACCAAAAATCGGGACATACAATCACACCATCAGGATTCTTTAGTTCAATCTTCTTATCTTCCGGATACCTTAATGGGTTAAATTGTTCATCAATAATTGCTTGTATCTCTTCTTGTGTCATTACGACTGGCTGAAGTTTTTGGTCAACCTTGCTGGCATAGTCTGGTTTTATAGGAAGTGTTTCCGGATTAAAGTTTTGTAACCTATTATTGAAATAGTTATAGATTGGTGTATCTCTCTTAAAGGTCTTTGTTTTAGCAACAGTTGGTTCTTCTTTCTCAATCACATCGCCTTCCAGATAATCAAACATATTTGAAAATTCAGTATCAATAATCTCTGTATTCACAGTAGACACTTCAACAGGAGCGGACTCTTGCTTTTTAGGGCATACTCTGTTAACATCATCATTTTTGGGATCACTCAAAATATATCTCAAAAGATTAGCATACTTCAAGAAACGACCAACCGAATCAACATCGCTGATTTCAATTGATTTGCGATGTATAATGAGTGATGGGAAATTCCGGAATTGTCTTGTTAGCAATGAAGGTTCTTGCTCAACCTTCTGCTTAATTGTATTCAGCAATACAGTTGTATCTTCTAATGATAAGTGAAGTTCATCTTTAATATCTTCTGGAGTTACGAATGGATCATCTTTTAATATGTTTAGAATCTTTACATCACGAGGATTTATTCCATTGTTAGCATTGTCCGAACGCAAAAATTTAAATACTTGTTGCGATTTACGAGATACTTCAAAAATCCCAGCTAAGCATCCCATACGCAAAGTATCAAAACTATCCAATGAAGTAGAATATTCTATATTCAACTTAACATCCTGTAACACAAATCTGGATTCGGTTATATCACATTGCTTCACGAATGGTGTGATAGAGTCCAAAGTTTTAAACCATTTTATTAGGTCTTCCTTAATGTCTTCTTCGGATACTGTATTATTCGAATCACGATATGAGGCAATAATTATATCATATTTTGTCATAGTAATTCGGTCAAAGTTTTCTCTATTATCGCCTTTGTATAACACTAAAGTTGGTATCCTATCACGATAAGGTTTTGTTTTAGTCCACCAATTATTCCATATTGCCAAATCAAGCAAAGGAAGTTTTGTTCTTTCATCTTTCTTATAGAACTTGTGCCGAGATACTTCGGAGCGTCCTGTAAAGAATGTAATACAAGGCGTTTGTTCGGATACAGTTAATGCATAAAACATTTGCTCAAATCTCGAACGAACAGATTCTCCAAAATCTGTATCAACTAATTCTGCTCTCCAAGTCATTCTCAAAATGTGAACATCTTTTGGTTGAGGAGGATCTAATTTCAACAAATCATTCAGATGCTTTGAATTTGCTTCTAATGATACTATCTGACTCTCAGAGAGCCTTTGGGGCGTTGAAGACCTTTTCAAGGGGAAGTATGGACCCTCATAACCTTCCTCAAATTCCTTGACAACAAATCTGGAATTGGTAACATCTGGATAATGAGTAACAAATAATACATCATCTTCGGGTATGGGTTGCTGAGCAGATGGTATTATGTTTGCTGTTGGCATATCAAAGGGTTCATAAGGCAAGGCATATGCTTTTGAAACTTCTACACCAAATATACGCAACTCTTCGATAGAAACTCCTGGATCAAATAAAGGTTGTAAAAAACTTGGTTTAGCCATCCATTCAGACCTGTTTAATTTCTTAAATTTAATTCCTTCAATTCCTCTTGACTTACAATACGCATAAAAGGATTCCTTTACTGTTTCTTGACCATTCAAAGATATTCTGTCAAATAACATTTCCCAATTGCGTGAATCACTTCTATAATAATCCTTATCAAACTTCAACTGTATCATGATAAACAACCTATCGGGATGAATGTCAAGTGTTCGCCCAATTTGTTGCCTTACAACTCCTATAGTATCATCTTCAAAAAATGATACTTTAAGGGTCTTATCGTTGAATTTTACTGTAGAAGGTAACATCTTATTGTAAATGGCATAAAAAGTTAAAACGGATTTACGAATCTTAAATAATGGATGAGCAACCAACATGTTTCCAGTTACAGCGAAACAACTCCAATCATTATCATCGGCCGAACCAACGTTTATCTCGGATGATTTCCGGATATGCATCATTTACAACCGAATCAGGAGCGAAGTGTTTAAGAATGCTTCAGATGGCAGGAAATTCTATACCTGTGACATCATGAATGACGATGTGAGCAAAATGCTAAAACTGCTATTCCAAGATTTTCACTGCTCAACGACAGTGACTCCCCTAGAGGATGGCATGACCAACGTATCGTTAGACTGGAGTTAAAGTGGCGAATCAGAAATGATCATGCCACAATACTTTACAGGATTTTTTGCGTAATTTACTGATTGATAAACTCCTAACTGAATACAGTCGTGAAGAAGTTTTCTCATATTTGTCCAAAATTCAGGAGTATGACCAATGCTTGCTGTCATCAGATGAGCCATCTCATGAATCAGAACAAACATCACCGTATTCTCTTCTATTAACGAATAGGGAGGACTTGTCTTATCACGCAAACAAACAACAATCTTTTCACCCTTATTTTCTGAATAGGATGTGCTATCAGCAGTCAGATCGTTCTCCTCTAAAGCATCAGGATCAAATCTGGAAACGAGTCGTTGATAGGGTTCATCTAATTTCAAGGATGGGTCTTTACAGTGGTCACAAATTTTCACAAGGTTAGAACGAAGTCTAGACATTCTTTCTGCGGCTTCATGTTTATCAGGCAAATCTTGAACTTTGTAAGATCGTCCATCAGACGCTTTTACAAGAGTGTTATTTTTGGGTCCGCTGAGGTATGAATATGCCAAAGCAAGTCCAGTTCCTGCTATTGCTACTACTGGTATCATTATACTTTAATTATCTTTTTTTAGTATATCTTCTCTTTGTCTTACGTCTCCTCTTGCCTCCCGCCTTTCTATACATCTTCTCTCTCTCTATCTGAGCCGTAACCTCTTGGTCGTGTTCTTTATCAGTAAGTTCTGGCATGCCTTCCATCTCACCCGTATAATGCTGATTCTTTCTGAACAAGGCGTTTTTTATTTGAAGTTTGTGGCTATCTAGAACATACTTTCTATTGCGACCTCGTTCTTCATCAACATATCTCTTTGCAAACTCTTCGGCATCCTTTTGGTGTGCTTGACCTTCGGGAAGACCTTTGCCTTTCATTTAATCAAATACAGAGAAATGGATTCTTTTTTTATAGAAAAAAGACCTATACAGACGATGTGTGAGCCTGTTGGTCTAACGCCAAACCCGGCTTTTCCGCCCCACATTAACACATCTTGGCTTCAGTCCTATGGACTAAACTACGCCGTGTTTCAAGTCAAGTTTGCTATTG